ACCAAGCTGCGGCTACTGGATTGCTCAACAGTTCAGGATTACGAGTGCGCATGGTGCCATTTGAGATGGTACCCAGTGCAGACCCGTCGCTGTCTGTCATGACAATCTGGGCGCCATCGTGTGTCTGCAGAACAAGCGGATTTCCCGGCTGTGTAACGTCCACATACACTTGTGGATTATACGCACCAGTCAGTCCCAGGCGAGCAGGAGTCGCTGGTATCCAGCTGGGAGTTTGTGCAGGAACCTCGCAATAGCTGCCGGCGTAGAGACTTTGATCGTAGCCGCTGTTGGCCCAGGCACTGCGGCTGTTCTTGCCCAGGTTTACTGTGCGCATGGCTGCGGTGATCCACATTTGCGGATCATGTGCTTGAGTATATCCCTGTTTGTTATACAAGGTAAACAAGCTGCTGACAAATCTGCTATACCAACTCAGGTATTGTTTTTCTGCCCATGCCATGACAACTTGCGGATCCGTTGCGGTGCTCACAGCATTAATATCACTTTGGGGTGTGCTGTTGAGGATACTCAGCTTGAGCATGCTGGCTGTGTGTTGCATGATATACAATCCCAAGCTGGGATTTCTCATTGTGTCACGCCAGTTATTGACTCCCTGTGGGTTTCCCACAATACCAGTTTGATTGGCAATCACACTGCTGACATGTTCTAAATATTCACCACGGCTGGTGAGGGCTATGTCTTGGTTGTTGGGGTTGTTGGTAAGGTTCCAGGGAAGGTCGTAGTATCCATCTGGATCTGTAACGTCCTGGTTACCCAGCCATATTTTGACCAAATAGCGGTCATTGGGCTGGGCATTATTGGACAAATAAATCTCACCGTTTGTGCCCACAGTGTAGTCCTGGCCTGCAATCAGTGTGTTCAGTTGTCCGTTACGTGCCAACTTCACATAGAGGTTGGGCAGCGTGTTGGGCGCGGTGCTGGCAGGTGGCAGGTAAGTTTCCAGCGTGGTGAGATTGCCAGTTGCCAGTTCATCAGGCAGTGTTAGCTCGCGACTGTTTAGTTCGCCTGTGTTGATGAGTGCACCATTCACAACTTGGTATTGAAAGTTGTAGTATTGGCGGCTGGGGGTGGCACTGCGATACCAACCATTTGTGTATTCTTCGCTGGTGTTGCTGTCGGAAACCACGTGCGCAAATGTATAACCTGCTATTTTTGTGCTCTTGCTATCAGACAAATAATACCAGGAATCCATAGCTTGATTGTTGCAGAAGACGAAGTCACCAAATGCGTTTAACTGGGCGCTGATTCCCAACAACGCATCAGCAGCGCTGCTAGCCGATGTGGCGTAGGAAAACAACCGACTGCCTGAAAAAGTGCTGTTGGGGTAAACACTAACATCTGCTAGATTATTTCCCGAGGTATCATACAACTCAAACAACGGTTGGCCACCAGTCGTGTTGCTGCTCAATTGCCAGGTGTTGTTGCGGTAATACCAGGTTTGAATCTGTCCTTGACCATCCACCATGAGAGTTTGGTCGCCTGGCATTGCTGCTGTGCTGCTGTCTGTTGTGCTGCGTGGTTGTGCTGTCATCACACATTCGCCAATGGTGCCCAGTCCGCTTACCTTGTAGATGCGTCCACGCACATTGGGGTCAGTGTCACTGACACACAGTATTAAATCTCCGTCGGCCAGGGGTATGTTGTCTATTTTGGGTGACGATTGCCCCACATAGGTTGCCAAGAAGTTGGCGTCGGTGCTCACATGGGTAACATATCCTCGCCAAACTGTGCCTTGTTGATATAACTCCAAGTTTCTGTTGTATTGCAATATAGGACGAGTGCTTTGAACTGCATAGGTTTGTCCTGGTGCAGGCGTGGTGCTGTTAGTGACAAATGTTTGGCTCAGTTGCAACACGCTTATATGGAACCAACGATTAGTTTGGCTCCAGCCATTGACATTTACGCTGCCTCGCTCCATGGTCCACCAGTGGGGGCCTTTTGACACTGTGATGTTGAGACTATTACCAGGATCCGATGCCCAGCTGTCATCTTGCAGGCTGATATTTCTGCCCACGTTACAAACGACCCAAAACGCACCGTTCAGCGAGGCATGGGCGTCGTTGGAAAATTGTATTCTCATGCCCGTGGTAAAGTGTAGTTCACCATTGTGGATATTTCCTGCGATGCGGTATTGTCCAGTATAGGTGTATTGCGGCTGATCCTTGATGTATTGCACAAAGTCCGTGGCGTCCAGCAGTGTGATGGTGTTGGGCCCAGCAGGGACCCAATAATACTGTGTCCAGTTTGTCAGCATGTCCAAATCAACTGGCGGACACCAACTGTAATATTCGCTTGAGAACAACCGTTCTGGTTTACTTACATTGGCACCTTGTAATCGCAACTTGTTCAACAAGTCATCATAGAACAGGATTTGATTCACAGTGCCATTGCTGGGATCTCGACTAATAGCAGTGGGAACAAGTTGGTAGTTCTCACGGTCCGCGGTGGGTTCTTGTATGTAGAAATCTGTGTCAGAATTATACCAGGCTGGGTGATAGCCAATATATCCAGCCAGGAACTCGGTGTTTTCCGGCTGGAACAAATGGTCCACAGTGGCGTTGAAGAACTTACTCAGTGTGGCCGTTTGATTGGCGGCTGGTAGTAAGTTGATAGTCTTGCGCTGATCAGCCATTCGTTATCCCCAAAGTCATTTCTGTCAAATCTGTTACTATGTCTACGTCGCTTACACGGGCACAACTGATAAAGATCTCATCTGCTGTGCATTTGATCTCAAACAAATCTCCAAACTGTGCCTGTGCATTCACTGGAGTGATAACCACAGTGGCAACCACAGTGGCAAGTTGAATATGAATATATGCTGCCAACTCTGTAAAGAAAAAGCTCTGCCCAAAGTCCCAGTTAGCCAAACTAAAGTATGCATTTACCGCAGCAATCACACGACTTTTTACTTCGTTGTCAGTGACTATAGTGCCTGCTGCTTTGACAACTTTGAAACGCACTTGCAGCTCGCTGGGTGCTTGTGTGCCAAAGATGATTTTGTATTTGACCGGATGCCAAATAATCTGATCTGTCATGGTTTTGTAACTTTCCAGATTCTGGAAAGTTTCACGCAACTGTTCAGCTGTGGGGGCCTCAGGTTGATTGCCCACGACCCCGTTTATTGCAATCCAGTTGCGAATATCAGTGTCATATGTGCTGGTGAGAACATACGTGTCTATAATATTCATTATGGCAGGATCAATACGCTGGTCATTGGGTGCAAAATGTTCGTAAATCCAACGAAGACCTGATCTGCCTATTTTCATGCGCCATGTGCCGGTGACATCAGTCAAGATTCCTGTAACTCCCGACACCGTGTATTGATAGAACTTGCCATTGCCAATAATGTAGGCCATGTCGCCAGGTTGCCAACTGACATCGGTTGCTGGAGGTAGTTGATTGGCATACTGGTATATTCTGCCCTGTGGTATCGTGCGTGGTTGCCAATATTGATAACCATCACTGCTGGTAATCAGTGTCCAGAATACCATGCGCTGTGCCACAGGCCGCGGATCCACAATCTCATTGTATTGGTCAGGATCCTGTGGCACGCCCAGTGCCGTGGCGAATGGTGTCACATACACCTTGGTGGGATCAGTATAGCCGTCGGGATATATATCTTGTCCCAAGATCTTCCAAGCGTAATTTTTACCCAAGCTGGGGGCTGGTGTCGTAATGCTGGGATCTTGTGGTGCGGTATTGATATCCAACACGGTCACGGTGTCTTGCTTGACCAACCCAGTTGCAATATCGATGGTTTTATATTGAGTGTTGTAGAGGAAACGCACGTCACGCACACTTTCATAGATATAACGAGTGGCACGACTGTAGAACTGCCAAGAACTTCCCTTATAACTACACAAAATCAACCAACTGCTGTCTTTGTTTGTACTGGACCCATCTCCTGCATTGTTCAAACTCCAAGCGCCAGTATTGATATTGCTGTGTGTGATTACCACCCAGGCTTGATTTTGATAATCATAACGGATTCCAAATGTATTTTTTCTGTCCAGTGCTGCTGCCACGTTGGTTTGTTCTGCACTGCTCATTACAGGGTCCCATGCGGCAATCACCAAGGTGGGTTGATATGGCATGGCAGGATATAGAGGCGGTGTTATGGTCACAGCGCCCTGGCCATTTGCCTGAACACCATTTATCAGACCCTGACCGTTGTTGCTCACGCTGGTTACTTCCACCCAGCCCTGTCCTGAAACATACACCAATGCACCAGGTGTTACGTTGTGCAGGGCATTGCTGATGGATGCTGTGCTACCCACTGGTTGTGCAACGTTGGCCAAGTTGAAATAACCGGTGCTGCTTTGTGTGCTGGCAGTGACAGCACACCATGTCACACTTGCCGATGATTGTATGTTGCCGCGTGGGTAACTATAATAATAAAAATCTTTTAGCTCTTGTGCAATGCGCTGTTGATCTTGTGTTCCCGACATCATGGGCTGGATGTAGTTGACCACAAGAGCTGCACTGTTTTGGTTGGTAGAGATACTGACCTCCACACGATTTTGGTCCATCTCTTGATACAAGATACCATCTGTGCTGACAATCTTGGTGTTTTGATAGGTGCCAGTGGGATCATTTATGTCCAAGTATCTGCTTTGTCCGCTGTATACTCTGTTCACGGCTTTTACTTTGAGCGCCTGGGTGTTTACCAAGGGATACAGATTGTAGTCCTCTCCTGTCACCATGCGGTCTTGGGTGTAGTATGTCTGGCTGGCGGCCAGCTGAATTTGTTGATTGGTTGCTCTTGCCTGACTGTTGGCCACAGTGGTTTGCAAATTGGCAGTGAGTGCTATGGCAAATGTATTATTGAGATTGTCTGCATAGTTGAATGCAAAGTTGAGATTTTGCATGTCATTGGGTCTTATTTGATAAGTCAACCCATTGCTTACTCTGTACCAAACCCTGAGAATGCCAATTGGCACATTGCCAAAGTTTCCGTCAGCAAATCGCAAGCTTATTTGATCTTGCCCGTTGCTGTCTCTGGTATATACACTGAATATGTCACGAACATTGTTACTTAAACTATTGTAAATCACATTATATCCATTGACACTGGGAACAGGAGTCCATTTCTTTTGAACATTTCCCAAGTCGTCAATGTTTTGCACCCAAACATCTATTTGGTTGATGCCGTTTATGCCCACATCAATGACTCGATTGGCTATGGGATAATCCAGTTGATAATCGCTGAACCCCTGGGTTCCCTGCTTGAACATGAAGAAAAAGCCAGTATTTGCACTGCTGTTTCCCAACCCATCACTGCGATAAATCAAAAACCAACTGTTGGCAGGGTCAGGATCACGTTCAAAAAATGCCCCGCTTGTGCTAAAGCCCACACTGCTGCTATCTGACAACGTAAAATCAGGATTTACCAGTTCAAACGTCATGGTGTTTCCTGCCACAGTGGTTGTAAACGATATGGCAGAACTACCGCTGGTTACTGTGTTCATCTCATATAGTTCAGACGGAATGCCGTTGACAACTCCACTTTTGACAGGATTTCCAAAGTAGTTGTTGCTATTGAGACTGTTGTTTATTATCAAAATAAACTGTTCCAACCAATCACTGTTGTTTTGGTCGTTCCACACCACAGGAACATTCTTGATGTTCTGGCCGCTGCTGTCATATAAATCCTGACTGCTGATGACCGAGGTAATCTTGAGCAGTCCTTGACTGGGCACGGCGCGTGGTGCATTGTAGTTCAACATGCGAGCAAGACGAATTACGCTCTCACGACGAGTAGCAGTGTCCAGGAAATTCTCCCGTGTGTTGAGATCCATGCGGAATGACAAGCTCTGCCCCAGGTAGGCTAAAAGATCAATGATTGCCACAAACTCCGAGCTTTCGATCCAGTCGTTGAAATCTTCGGGATAGTTGAGGCGAATGTAGTCAATCATGGCGGCGCGTATGGTATCAAAGTCATACGCTGCGAAATTCACCTGAGTGAATGCAGTGTAGATGACTCTCCAATCCTCGCCATAAAATAACTGACTTTGTCTTTGTGATTGTGTAACTGCCATTGTGTTCTCTTGTGTTAGTAGGCTTCTGCCGTGCGTTTGTCAAAATCTAAACTGAAAGTCTGAGCCACATTGAGCGGCACATAGTAGAGGTCCATCTGGACCTGCATGCCCTGATCATAAACACTCACAGTGACATTGTTGGCTTGAACCCGGGGGTCGGTCGACACCACGCGATTTACTTCATCTATAATACTCTGCTGAGTGAACGCATCAAACGGTTCATAAAGCAGATTCCAGATTGCACATCCCCAAGTGGGCATCATAACCCTCTCACCTGGTCGGGTGTAAAATGCGTTGATCAAATCTCGCTGTATGAGATCTATGTCAGCGAATTGTTGATTCTTGACATTGGTATCTACCGTAGAGTAACCATAGAAAAGTCTTTGATAAAGCTGTTGGGCCATGTGGGTCTCAATATTGTGTAAGGATATTTATCAGTGCGAGATCTGCATGAGTGCCCCAACGACGTGCCAATAGAAGATTGGCGTTGGTTCTTGCTATGGATATATCAAAACAGGTTTGTCACGCAAGGCATAACGCCTGCGTGTGACCTACATGATGACATGATATGGGACCAGCTTGATTATGAGATATTAGCACATGATTTGGGAGATTACCTAGACAAAGTAGTGTATGTGTGGGAGATAGAGAACTGCACTACAGTTGCAGACGTTCTCACGGCAATAGGCAGCTTGCGCAGACGAGTTGATGATTTTTAGGCCAGCTCGCGCTCAAACTCGGCCAGGATGCCAGCATCGTCCACATTGATAACAATGCTGTCGCCCATCACCGCAACATGCTGATTGCCGTTTAGGGCCAAGATCATGGCATCAGGTGCAGTCTTGGCCTGCACCCGTGCCACATAGTCCGTGAAACGCGGCTCCACCTCGAACTGTAACCGTTCAGCCAGCGCCATGATGCCCACAATGCTGGTCTCGTTGACCGGCACAGTCCACTCACGGTTGGCAGCATCCCAGGAAGCCCAGAACTTGCGGCCGCGGTGCTCGCCGCGCAGGGCCTTGATGGCAGCAACCACTTGGGCATCGTAGCCAAAACGGAACACTGCCAGGGCATCGCGGCTCAGCAGCTTGCGAAGGGCCGCGGGCTTGGCAACAGCGGCAGCAGACACAGGCGCATCGGGCGCCCAGGGTTGCGTGGCAAACACTGGATTCACCAGCCAGCCATCCATGAACGCCTTGCCACCCAGCTGGCCCTGATATTTGCGCAGCAGCTTGAGGGCAGCTTCGGCTTGCTTCACAGTCCAGGCGCGGCCGCTCTGGGCGCGCTGGGCCAGGCTGTGACCAAAGTGGGCATCGAACTTGCTGAAGCCCGCACCGTCCCAGGTTGCGGCGCCGTTGCACACGCCGGCAACACGGCAGATCAGCGACTCAGCTGTATCGCTATGGGTAGCATCAACACGCCAATTCTGCATATCACGCTCCTTGCTTTATGACGTCATAATAGCATACCCACCCTTAATGTCAACCAAAAACATCCAGGCTGTGACACACCTGCGATGCGTGTCAGTATAGCGCCTTCCGTCACGAGCAGCACGACAGACACAATTTTCTACTAACCTATTGATTTTACAACATCCGCAACGTGCTCTAACCCATTGATCCATATGAAACTGACCATGTAATCCACAAACTGTGGGGGATTTTTTTTGATTGACACGTCGAGCCGATGTGTTATCTTACACTTATAGAGCAAGGAATGACGCAATGAAAACAGTCCAGACTCAACGAGCGTTTATTGCAGGCGTCGATCAGCTGATCGCGGATGAAGGGCATGCCTACGCAAGCGGTTATCTACTAACTCTCGCCACATCGATGCTGGATGCGCTGCCCAAGCGCAAGCAACAGGAAATCATTCGGCAGATTGAGAGCCGGAACGGTGCCAAAATGGTGGAAGTGGTCAACTTGATGACGGGTGAACGCGTCATGCAGCGTCGCGACACGCCACGCTCCTGCGACGTCAGCAGCGAACTCTACTGGTCAATGTGATTTTTTTGGTTGACACACTGGCTGCCTGTGCTATTATGACGTCATAGAGCAAGGAATACGCGATGNNNNACGTGATTGTTGATGTTGCTACCCGTTGCAGCGTTATGTATCGTGCCACCCGCACTGATAGCTGGGCCACCGAGCGTGCCGCCAAGGCTGCG